CTCTCCGGAAGGACGATTTTCGCACGTATAAGGAACTTCCTTATACCACTTTTGCTTCCACTCTTCGGTTCCAAACTCATGTTTAGTGAATTCTTCAAAGGCAAATCTTGCCTTAACACCGATTAGCTTCCACAACGCTTTCATCCCCCAGATCAACTCTAGACCATCAACCTCCTTGAGCCACTCTAGCAGAGCGGTTCTTGAAGGAAGATGCGACCCAAATAGGGCCACATCCCACGGGATCGCCATTACTGCCGACCACCCTCCTGAGTTAGGAGAGCTTTTCCGTATGAACGGTATCAAGCCCGGCCAAAGGTCCTTAGAGGCCTTAACCTTAAACGGGTCTCCGGTAATCAACCGGATTTTCTCGTAAAAGGTGGGAACCCAAAATTCCCAACGTGGTAAGAACATGGAAATGTCTTTCCCAGGATCCGTGATCGTACTCAACTTCAGGCGTCCTTTAAACTCAACCTCTCGATAGAGAGAGAAGAGAGACAACCAAAGTCGAATCGTACCCGCATCGCCCTTCAAAAGAAGCTGGCGATGCCTCACGTTGATTATTCTAGGCACTCCCCGGCGAGTTCTAGAAATATTCGCTCCTAAGGCCCAGGGTGAACGATCTCTCATCCCACCTGCTATATGTTGAGTAACAATATAACAGGCTTTCAGATAAATCGCAAGGCCCCTAGGCCCCATCACACGATGCATTCCTACAACATTTTTGGCATAGCCCCATACAACCTTCACATGAGAGAGTGTTAGATGCCCAAAGACTAACGGAACTAATCGTAAGAGAAGTCCCGCTAGTTTTGCTTCTGATTTTACACAGAAGGACCAAGTAAATGTATGCGGCACCAGCGCTCTGTAAAGAGCTCTAATGTTTCGCATAAGATAATTTTCATTATCTGGATGTTATTCCCGTTTACCCTTCGGTTCCCGCTCTCCTCCTGGGAAGAGGCGGCCGCAGGTCGCATTGGTATGCTCCATTCGGGTGAATGTTTTAGGTTGTCTAATGGCAACCTCAAGCATCGGTAAGACCCCCTACCATTGCTGGTAGGATTTCCCATCATTACGTACCTCCCCCGGCTTAAACCCGGGTTGAGAACTATAACTTTGGTTCCATCCGCTTCTCAGCGGAAAACTCACTGTAGCTCTATGGCTCCATTAGGGACCTAAGGGATCAGTGGAAGATCCGTTGGATCAGGGGTTCGGATTTCTCCGAGAGTGCTCCTTGACATCCAGTCATGGGGTTACCCTCTGAGGTTCATTATTTGCCTCACAACTACCTTAGGTAGCTGCCCTTACACGCCTCCAAACCAGGATTAAACCCCAGTTTGGCTTAGCTTCAGGGGAAGGCTGCGCTTGCGCAGCACTCAATGTCAGGAACCAGTTATTACTAACTGGTCCCCTCGACTTGACCTTTTAGTTACGGCCTAACTAAAGTTAGCTTATACTAGAAGATTGCTCTCCTAGATTCCATGCTATCAAGTCTCCCTGCCAGTTCCACTGGCCTACCATGGGGGCCTTGATATCCAATACCAAGCAGCGCTTAGTAACCTCACGCACTACAAGACATTTAAGTCTCATAGCTGGTTGAGCTGGACATCAAGTCCTGCTCTTCGCAGCG